GGCGGTGGAGCAGGTATAGTAATAATAAGGTATAAATTTCAATAATTATGGCAAGTGAAATAAAAGTAGATAATATAAAAGACATAGCAAGCACTAATATAGTTAATAAGTGTGGAACAACTATTAATATAGGAGCTCCAGGCGATACAACTAAATTAGCTGCTAATACAATTAGATCTAATGCATTACAAAATGCATGTGGAGGAAATACAATTAGTAAATGCGGAACAACAATTACTCTTGGTCAAAGTGGTGATTCAGTTAATCTAGCATCAGGCGCTAGTCAATCAGGATTTGGAAGAACAGGTACTGTTGATTGGTTAACAACGCCAAAAGTAACAGGGGACTCTCCGATTACAGGAGCAACAGGAGTAGGATATTTTTTAAATACAACAGGGGGAACAATAACAGTTAATTTACCGGCAGGAAGTGCAGGGGATATTATTTCTTTTGCAGATTATGCTGGTACGTGGAATTCACAAAATGTGACAGTTACGCCTAATGGAACAGATAAAATTGGTGGAGTAAACACATCTGTAACTTTAAATACAGTAGGTCAATCAGTAACTTTTGTGTTTGTAGATTCAACACAAGGTTGGCTTAACACAATGGATTCAACATCTAATGTTAGAGGTGCAAATTTTGTAACTGCTACAGTAACGGGGTCTTGTAATACTATTGTAACTTCTGGAGATTATAAAACAGCAATTTTTAAAAACCCAGGAGCTTTTTGTGTTTCAAAAATATCTCCAAGTCCAGTATGTAATACAGTAGATTATTTAGTACTCGCAGGTGGTGGTGGCGGAGGTGGATCTCACGGCGGTGGTGGTGGAGCAGGTGGAATGAGAAATTTTTTTCCTACTAGTACACCGATGGCAGCACCTGCAGGCATAACAGTTTCAGTAACTCCTTATACAATTACAGTCGGTGGTGGGGGACCATCAGGAGGAGGTAACGGAGCTCCTAAAACAGGTAGTGATTCAACTTTTTCAACAATTACATCAAATGGTGGTGGAGGTGGTGGAAATTATGGTGGAGGAGCCGCAAGCGGTGGTTCCGGTGGTGGAGGAGGTGGATCTCCATCTTCTACAGGGTCAGGAAATTCTCCCCCAACAACTCCAAGTCAAGGATCAGGTGGAGGAGCTGGTCATCCAAATATAACTGGTGGCGGTGGCGGTGGCGCAGTATGTAGTGGTGCTTCTTCCCCAGGTGGAGCAGGAGGAGCTGGCGGTGATGGTGGTTATATGCCAGATACAATGATAGGACCAACAGCCCCAAGTTATGGTACACCAGGACCTGTAAGTTCAGTTAGATATTGGGCCGGCGGTGGCGGCGGTGGTGGTTATAATGGAGCCGGAAGACCAGGAGCACCAGGTGGTGTTGGTGGTGGAGCTACAGCGCCTAATGTATATGGCGGTGCCGGAGATGATGCAGCAGCTAATACTGGTGGTGGTGGCGGTGGAGGAAATTGTGGTAATGCCCCAGGTGGACCAGGTGGAGCTGGCGGATCTGGTGTTGTAATGATAAGGTACAAATTTCAATAGGTAAAAATTATGAGTGAAATAAAAGTAAATAAAGTAACACCAAGAACTAATTGTGGAACAGTTACATTAGGAGATAGTGGAGACACTATTAGTATTGCAGCCGGTGCAACAATTACTAATTTAGGAACAGCCGCAGGTTTTGGTTCTACAGGTGAGGTATCTTGGAACACAACAAAAATTACAGCAGATCCCAACCCAGCAGTTTCTGGTGTGGGATATTTTGTTGATACTAGTGCGGGAGCATTTAATGTTACACTACCCCCTTCTCCAAGTGCGGGCGATGTAATTGGAATATCAGATTATGCAAATACTTTTAATACATATAATTTAACGCTTTTAAGAAATGGAAATTTAATAAATGGTGGTGCTTACGATTATACATCAGGCACTGATGGAGTTGCATTTACTTTAGTTTATGTAGATGGAACAAGAGGATGGAAATTAGTTAATGATGGAACTTTAGATATAACAGGACAAAGCAGTTATATAATAGCTTCAGTTAGCGGATCTTGTAATACTTTAACAACGGCCCCTGATTGTGCAAACTATAAAATAGCTACTTTTGTAAATCCAGGAACTTTTACAATTTGTCAAGCAGGAACTCCTGCTGGCTCAGATACAGTAGATTATATGGTAATTGGTGGTGGAGGATCAGGAGGTGGTGGAGCCTCTGGTGGAGGTGGAGCTGGGGGTTTTAGAGAATCAGTCCCTAGTCCTGCTTCATGGACAGCAAGCCCAATAGCAAATCCAGGAAATGCTCAACCAGTTACTGTACAAGGTTATCCAATTGTTGTAGGGGGCGGGGGAGCAGCGTCTCCAGGAGAAGGTCCAGGTAACAATGGAAATCCAGGTGATCTTTCAAGTGCATTAGGAATTTCTTCAGCAGGTGGAGGTTATGGAGCCGGAGGATGTGTACCATCCCCTACGGCTGATGGTGGACCCGGCGGCTCAGGAGGAGGCGGAGGTTATCCAAGTGGTCCTCAACCACCTCGTTCAGGGGGAACAGGAAATGTACCCATAGTATCTCCAGCTCAAGGAACAGATGGAGGAGATTCAAGATCAACTTTATATGCAGGTGGTGGCGGTGGTGGTGCTATTTGCGCTGGCCAAGACGGACAACCAGGAGCATCAGGTGCAGGTGGAGCAGGTGCTTCAACTTCTATTTCAGGCAGTTCAGTTCAAAGAGCAGGGGGTGGAGGCGGATCTTCTTATCCAGGTTCAGGAAGTCCAACAGGTGGTGGAGCAGCAGGAGCAGGTGGCGGTGGAGAAGGTATGCCAGGAACAGGACCTAATATTAATGGATCAGCTAACACTGGCGGTGGAGGCGGCGGAGGCGCTCCCGGAGGACCAGGTACATCAGGTGCTGGTGGATCAGGAATTGTTATTTTAAGATATAAATTTCAATAATTAATATGCATTTACACAACTTTAAAATTAATATATAAGGAGAAAGATATGGCACACTTTGCAAAAATAGGAATGAATGGAAAAGTTATCGCAGTATTAACTTGTGGTAATGGAGATATGCTTAACGCCGATGGCGTTGAAGATGAAAAAGTAGGACAACAATATTTAGAAAGACACAATAATTGGCCTGCTCCAATGTGGGTTCAAACTTCGTATAATACATCCGCTAATACACATAGATTAGGTGGAACTCCACTTAGAGGAAATTATGCAGGTATAGGTTATACATGGGATGAAGATGATCAAATCTTTTGGCCTAAAAAACCTTATGCATCTTGGGTAAAAAATATGACAACTGCACAATGGGAATCACCTGCTGGTGCTCAACCAACTTTAACAGCTGAACAAACTTCACAAAACGCAGCAGATACTCACAGATGGCGTTACAACTGGAATGAATCCGGGCAGTCTTGGGACTTGACAGACGGAAAAGCATAAATTAAAAAGGTATGTGGTATGCAAAAGAAAGTATTATCTGAAATAGATTTACACTACGGCATTATTAATATGCCTAAAAAGTTTGAAATAAACTCAGAAAAACTTCAAGAAGATATTCTATCCTCTCAACTTAAAAATGAAGAACTTCCTTACTCACGTGAGTGGGATAAGTTAAATACCTATATGCGCGAGCATGTAAATGTCGAGTATGGTTTTACTTTGATAAACAAAAGAAGTTGGGGAAATGTTTACAAACCAAAAGAAATATCAATTCCTTTATTAAATATTGATCCAATTGATTTAAAAAATTCTCCTGATTATACATTTCTTTATGGTGTAAATGTAAAAAATTGTGGTGTTCGAATACACTATGATCAAAATCGAAGAAAAGGAAGAAGCTGGGACATACCATTAACAAATAATTCATTTGTTATGTTTCCCTCTACACAAATGTATTATCTAACAAACAATCAAAAAGATTCTTTAAATTTTATTTTAACTACTACTTATGAATATATCTAATCATTTTTGGTATTTTAAATCTGCATTAACCCCTAGATTTTGTGATGAAGTTATTAAATATGCTTTATCAAAAGAAGAAACTGTAGCTCGAACTGGAGGATTTGATAAACCAACTTTAAGTAAAGAGGATGTTAAAAACATACAGAGAAAAAGAAAATCTGATTTAGTATGGCTAAATGATAAGTGGATATACAAAGAAATACATCCTTATGTTTATGAAGCCAATCATAAAGCTGGTTGGAATTTTCAATGGGATAGAAGTGAATCTTGTCAGTTTACTAAATATAAATTAAATCAATATTACGATTGGCATACGGATCCGTGGGATAAACCATATGATAGAAAAGACCCAAAGCATCCAGAACATGGTAAAGTTAGAAAACTATCCATGACCTGTCAATTAACAGATGGGTCCGAATACACAGGGGGAGAATTAGAATTTGATTTTAGAAATTATGATCCTCATATGAGAGATGAAACTAAACATATAAGAAGCGTACCTGAAATATTACCTAAAGGCTCTATCGTAGTATTTCCTTCACATTTGTGGCATAGAGTTAAACCGGTAACGAGAGGAACAAGATATTCACTTGTCGTATGGCATTTAGGATATCCATTTAAATAGTATGTATATAAATAATTATTTTACAACACCAATATGGACTGAAATAAAACCTGACTTTGTTAAATCTTTAAACAAGGCAAGTGATGCGTATATTAAAGAATCTAAAAAAAGTAAAGAAGGTAAACTATGGATGAAAAACAATGGAGATTTTGGTCGTTCATGGCATTCAACCTCATTGCTTCACGACACTCAGTTTATGGATTTTAGAAATTATGTAGGCGCAAAGTGTTGGGAGTTTTTAGATCACTCAGGATTTAACATGAGTATGTATAAAACTTTTTTTGAACAAATGTGGGTACAAGAATTTGCAAAGAAAGGTGGTGGTAATCATTCAGCACACGTACATTGGAACACACACGTCAATGGTTTTTATTTTTTAAAAGGTAATGAAAAAACTTCATACCCAGTTTTTCACGAACCGCGGACAGGAGCTAGAACAACTAAACTCCATATGAAAGATCAAAAAGGAATATATCCAGGAACAGAATTAGTTAATTTTATAGCGCAACCAGGTTTACTTATATTTTTTCCCGGTTATCTAGAACATGAATTTTCCGTAGATCATGGTAAATCTCCCTTTAGATTTATTCATTTTAATGTTACCGCCATCTTAAAAGACATGAGTAAGGATGTTTAAATTTTTTAACAACGTTGGTATAATTGAAAAAACTCTTTCTAAAGATGTTATAAAAAAATTAAAAACTTGTATTAAAACAACTGAGAAAAGAAAAAATAGCACACAGGTAGCAAATAATAGTAATTCTTTTTTAATAACAGATAAAGAAGATTGGTTTTTTAATACAGTTTTAAGTCCTACAATTAAAGAATATACAGATCAGTATACCCTAAGCGCTACAGTGCCAGCGGTAATTGTGGAAAAGGAAGTCCCTTATATTTTAAATCGTTTTTGGGTTAACTATCAAAAAAAATATGAATTTAATCCTGTGCATAATCACACTGGAGTTTTTTCTTTTGTAATTTGGTTAAAAATTCCTTCTAGTTATAAAAAAGAATGTGAGCTATCTTTTATAAAACACGCAATTCTTAAACGTCCTAATACTTTTCAAATGCTTTTTGTTAATTCTTTAGGAGATATTTCTCAATTAGATTATAATTTAGAACCTGAAGATGAAGGAAAAATGTTATTATTTTCTTCAAAATATCATCATTGTGTATATCCTTTTTATTTATCAGATGAAGAAAGAATTAGTGTGTCTGGAAATATTGGTTTAAAGCTAAAAAAATATAAAGATGTCTAAGATTTTTAAAAAAAATAAATACACAGTTATTCGTAAAGCTATATCAAAAGATTTAGCTACCTTTATTGCAAATTATTTTTCTATGAAAAAACAAGTTTTAGATACTTGTAAAGCCGCAAGATACTTTTCTCCATTTGAAACTATTCTTGGTGAATACGAACCAACTGATGGTCAAATACCTAATACTTATTCCCACTATAGTGATATAGCTATGGAAACTTTATTACTTAAATGTCAACCAGAGATGGAAAAGGTAACAGAACTAAAATTATATCCGGCATATACATATGCAAGAATTTATAAAAAAGGTGATGAATTAAAAAGACACAAAGACAGGTTTAGTTGTGAAATATCAACTACTATGAATCTTGGTGGTGATGACTGGCCTATCTATTTAAGCCCTAATGAAAATGTAGGAATTCCGGACGGTAAAAAAATTACTCCTACTAGTCAAGCAAAAGGCATTAAAGTAGATTTAAAACCAGGAGATATGCTGGTTTATTCTGGCTGTGAGTTAGAACATTGGAGAGAAAAATTCAAAGGCAAAGAATGCGTACAGGTTTTTCTGCATTATAACAATCGTAAGACCCCAGGAGCGAAGGATAATATGTTCGACAAACGTCCACATTTAGGACTTCCTTCTTGGTTTAAACGATGATATAATTCTTTGATGGAGGCAGGGCACCACCACATACCCCCTGTCTCCTTTTAAGGATTATATATG